GTCCATCTCATCTTCAAACCCCTCCATAATCCCGCTATTGCGAGAGGACTTTGACATCGGCTTTGAAAACATACCTCGCTTGAGGACATCTTGTTTCATGGTTTTTCCTTAAAAGAGGCCGCCAGCGGCTTTCACCGCACCTGCGGTTCCTAATAGGCCTGTAGCAGTACCAGCTATCTGTTGGAAAGGACTTGGTGCAGCAGTGGACTGTGAGGTCATTGCCATCTGTGTTGACGGAGCTCCCTTATAAATATCGGACAAGAAAGCCAACTGCTGATATGGCTGATAAGCACTTTGCAACTGCGAAGCGCGGAGGGCATCGAGTTCTCGCTGCTGCTGACTTTGCTGCTGCTGACCCAAACCGTACTGGAAGGTGACATCCTGCTGCCCCAGACCTTGCGCTTGTGCTCCGAGAGCCCCGATCCCCTGCGCCAATTGACCTTGCAGTTGTGCCCCCTGTAATGATTGCGAAGCAGCTTGTTGGTACCCCTGATTCAAAAGATTGGCCAGCGTAGTATTACGCGTTTCCGCCAGCCCGCGCTCCATCTCTGCTCTCTGGATACCTTCCCGGGAGCCCCCAAATGCACCCGAACGAACCGCCTGTGCCTGTGCATTCTGCCGCGCAATATCCCCTTGGCGATTAATATTTTGCATCGCCACATCAATCACCTGCTGCTGGTAAGGCGACATGTACTGGCTAACCCCCGCTGGCGTTGCCATTTGCTGTGCGGCGGTCAGTCCTGCTCCAGCTTGCGCTAAATAAGGCTGATAGGCACCAATTCCTTCCATACCCCTCTGGAGTGCTTGCTCTTGGCCCGGGGCCATACCTGCAATTTGATACGCAGGTAACGTAGGGGCTGGAAGGGCTTTGGCGGACTGCAATAGCCCCAGCTTATAGGCTTCTACTTCGGGCGCTTCCCTGACTATTTGGGTAGTTGTATCTGCCATGACTTATCCTCGTGCGGCGTTGCGTTCTAGTTGATGCATCAGTGCGTACATGCGTTTAGCACCTTCGCGGCGGCTACCGCCACCTGCGCCACGCACAGCTTTGGCTGTCATGACGAATTCGCCATCGGAGAGCATGGCAGGAATGGAATCGGACTTTTCTGTCCCCGGACCGTTAATCTGGCCATTCATTCTAGGATATCCGCCTTGCGCCAAGGCTGCAATACCGCCATCTGCAAAAAATCCGCTAAATCCAGACCTTCTTTGGGGAGAATAAGAAGAGGGATAGTTACTCGCCACACGAACATCAGAAAGGGAGTAAGAAGGGCCAAAAGCGGACCTCCCCGTAATGTTTCCAGAAGAGTCATATTGAACGCCGGGCAACCCTTGTACAAGATATTTGTTTGGGTCTTGGCGTAAAAGCTCTTGCCCAGTTGGCCCACTAAACTCTTCCGGTAGAGGCTCCTCTTCTGGGGTCTTAAACGCCCCCGCTGCATACAGCGTACCAATGCCAGCGGCGGTTATAGGACCATAGGTAGAAATTACTCCGGGCATTGCCGCATCGTATGCCTTCATTGCAAGTTCTTTACTTCCTGTACTAGCTAATGTACTGGAATAGGCCTTCTGTGCCTCGGCCATACCTGCCTTGCCGCGCTCCGCAGGAGAAAGATACTTATCATATAGGCCCTCCACCTTGTCCATAAACGAAGGAGAAGAAGGAGATGAGAGGGATTGCGCACGGCCTCTATCGTAAAGACCCATGGTTTGATCTGACAGACCTTTCCTTGCTTGATCTACACTTGTTAGATCTTGAAAAGAATTAAAGCTGGCTGCGTCTGCCTGTGCTAATTTTCTTGCATAGTCCGCCTGAGACATCCCCGCCTTTTGGGCAAAAATATTAGTCGAAGGCTCGTTTAAGTTCGCCAACTGACCTTGTGGAATAACTTGGGACTTAGCCGCAGTCAGGTTTTGGCTGGCCAACTGAGATTGAGACATCCCCGGCTTTTGGGCAAAAATATCTTTACCCGGAGCATTTAAGTTCGGGTCATATTGGGGGGTACCTAGACCTAATGCTTTTGCTTCAGCTGAGTTTGCAGGAATAAATTTATTCCCATTAAACCTGTCATAGAACCCCAAATTACCGTTCGCATCTGTTGTAGGAACATAGTTAGGACTGCTCCCAGCTTTTGCCGCACTTGCTTGAGCCATATCTTCAAGGGAGGCACTTTCCAAAGGCTCTAGCTTCATACCCGACGAGGTTGCCTCCGTCGATGCATCCTGCGCCGCTTTTTCTGCCTCTATGGGTTTTGCCCCCGTGGCCAGTGCCAAGCCGCCAGAGATAATACCCTGAGTCAAACCTGCCTTCAACGATTCCTTCAGGTTTTGACCACTGATCAGACCTGCGCCTGTACCTGTCACCGCCCCAGTTATAGCTGCCTGTGCTGCCGCATTGGTTATGCCCACTTGCGCAGTGTATTTACCAATCCAGTTGCCTACAGGGCCGCCGGGAGCCGCCAAGAATCCAGTTGCAGCAGAGGTCAGGATCGACTTGAGGTCACCGCCAGTAGCCGCGGTTACTAAACCAGAAGACAAGGCACCTGTGACCCCTGCGGCCATGCCCGCAGATAAACCGGGCATTAGGGCCCCGACTGCCGGTCCGAGGACCATGCCTAACGCAATAGTGCCAAGAATGCGCCCTACCGGGCTGGACAACGCCTTTGATACAGTCTTGCCAATACCCCGTTTGCGAGAAAGAAGCGGCCAAAACTCAGGAAGGCCCGTTACAGGATTTATCGTCCCTGAACCACCTCGAGCACGTAAGAACCTAGCCTCTTCCGGAGTAATGTGCGCCAACATCGTATCGCCATTACGACCTTGTTGGGCCACGATCCGCGCAGCTTCAGCAATGCCACCCCGAGCAAACTGCTGTGGCGGGGGCATCATGCCGGGGGCTATTCCACCTGCTTCCTGAGGCATGGGAGCGGATGCGCCCTGCTGGCGGGACTGCTGGACATCAATAAGGACCATTAACAACGTAGCGATGAACTGCTCGTCGTACTCTGGCGGAAGCTCGTCCGCTGATTCAATGAACCTATTTTTTACAAGCTCCTGAACTTTTGCTTGATAGTTCTGTGGATCACCGTATAAATCTTGTATTGCTTGGATTAATAGCCCAAGTTGCTCATCCGTTAACTCATCCAGTGCAGGGCGAAGTTCATCCAACATTTCCCGCATTTCCATATGAGCATCAGGTCGAGCCTGTTTCAGGCCTTGCTGCATCGCGTCATAGGAATCCATCATGCTCAACTGAGGAGCTTGCATTCCTTGGTTTTCCGGGAGTGCCATGATGCCCTGCTCTGGTCCGATAGCCATGATTAATCCTTTGTGAATAACTTACAATATTCTACGGTTGAACCTGCGTAACAAGCAAGTTAGCCGTCGGGGAGCCGGGGGCAAAAGCGGTGGCAGGCGCTGCCGCCACGGTCACCGCCGTATCTGTTGTTGCAAACATAATCTCAATATAGTCATTCGCTGCCAACGAAACTGTTTCTGAAATGAGAACTGAGCTATAGCCGCTGTTAAGGTTTAGCGTAGTTATACGTGAAGACTGCGGGATATCTACTCCGTTTTTGCGAATCCACCCATACGCATTTTTTTGCGAAGAGTTGCTACTTGAATACTGCAACGTGCAGGAGACGTTATAAAGCCCTGACTGGATCACCACTATCCGTGAGGCGGGAGTACCAATAGATACCCCGTTATTAAGCGCCGTTGATGTAAAAGGAATAGCATAAGCAGTGTTCGCGGCGACTGGAACAAAGTCGGTTGTCCTATTGAATACCCCGTAGTACTGCTGCTGAATAATTGTGGGGCGTACAAAAATAACCCCGTCCGTTACACCAACGGTAGTAACTGCTGCAATGATGATGACGTTGTTTGGCGCAGTAGGTTTGACGTTGGTAAACCCGCCAGCGATGGTAGGGGAGACGTACAGAATGTCCCCTTGAGCCCATGTCTCACCGTATGGCGCACCCGTAGTATCCAAGTCCCGCACAAAACCAAATGTCGTGCAATAGCCCTTGTCGCCCGAGTCAGGCAAGTCGTGGGTCATTACCCCCACGATATACACCGTAGGCTGCGTACCGTCCGCAATATACGGTGCAACTTCCAAGGAATTAGGGGAAGCTCCAGCAAAGCCTACTGCGGTGCCGTTGGGTATGGTCACTCCAGTGACGTTTTTAACCCGAGCGTAAATCTCTTGCCCTACCTGCTGGATGACACCGTACTCCATGTCAATCTCAAGCGTGGCATCAGTTACATTCCAGTTTACACGCCCTACTTGGTGCGAGATAGCGTCGGGCGAGGTTGTAAAGTCTATGTAGTCAACCGGTTTATTTATTTGCAGTTGACTAGCCAATGCGTCTATCGTATTAAAGTACTGCCTTAATAAGTTGTTAACTGTGTCTTGGTACAACCGGTTGTATTCGAGAGGGGAAAGGGGTAACGACGGTGCCTTGACCGCCGTAAGCGCATCCCCCTCCGCAGTGATCATTTTTGTAAAAGCCATTAGTTTCTACCATCTTTTCTGATATCAATGGCGGGAACTCCTAATTTCCATTGCGTCCCAAGCGTATTGGACTGAACTTTTAACGCCAGTTGCCTACCCCTTGCCCGTGTATATACAAGTTGCGTAAATTCCTGAACATTGTATAAATGTGTTGTTTCATAACTTTGAACGGCATCAATATCTTTCTCCGCCGCTACTGCATATGAGGACCCGGGATTTTTTCTTGGTCGAAGCACAAAAGATACCTGCGGTTTCCCCGGGCTAGGTGTGGTTGACCCATCAAATGTCACATCAGGTATGATTCGCCATACAAATCCGTATGAGTCGCCCTCCCCTATATCAAAGTCAGACGATTGAATATAGGATGAAATTGGACTAGGCGGATCTGTCGTTCCATCATCTACAGAAGTTTCATGATAAACAATCAGGTTACCTGTAGTGGCGGCTATTGGATAAGAACGAATAGAAGAATCCAGCCATGCCGTTCTACCTAGCTCCCCATAATACCAAGCATTTTCTTGATAGTTGAATATTACGTATCTATCAATAACAGTTGAGTTAGACGAACAGTAAAACCACCATATCTCAGAAAATCCCTCGTTCGATCCTGCAAAAAATTGGAACGCCTGATCTTTATTCATGTTCTCGAAAACGTACTGCCGAACGGGGCATGGCAGTGTTTCAACACGGCCAGAATAAACATAAAACTTATCCAGTCCCATCCAAAAAGTGGTTCCTGTAGCTGAAACCATTACATTAGGAGAAGCAATAGAAATGCTATCCGAAAGTATATTAAACCCATAGACATAAGGAGGTCCAAGATACTGCATAGAATATAGCGCGGCATCTGTCCACACTAGAATTTCCTGCCTAGTTTGCAGAGAACTTATAATTGATGAACCTCTTGATAGCCTATAACTACCGGCTTGATTGGTGGCACTGGGAGTCCAATCAAGATAATCCTCTTGTGCACTCCACCTAATCAACATTGGGTCAAAATCAGCCGTACCATAAGCCCCATATTCGCTTGCCCCAAACGCTATAACAATCCGGGTGGCATCCGATACGGCTATTTGCCCTATCTGGGACGGGATATCTACAGCTTGAACAAGCGTCCCTCTTGTGGAGAATAAAGGAGCGGCACCATTTCCTACCTCCCAAATAAACAAAGGGCCGTTTCTTGGGGAAAACAGTAGGTCTTGGCCATAATTAATCTGACTCCACAGCCTTAACTGTAGCCCATACCCTACTGCCCAATCAAAAGATGTTCCCCACCCATGCGCCCAAGGATCTGTTGAGGCTCCTGCATTCCAAGGGCCCGCGCCCCAACCTACCCCTATTGTATAAATGTCAAGTCCGGTGTTTATCTGATATTCCCCGTATACGTTAGCACCACCGTCCCCTGTATCAGAGGCATTTGATAGTACAGGATTACCGGGAGAGGCAACATTGGACACTTCACGAGCAGATATAGTGTAAGAATTATTGTCTACAACAGTTACTTGATATTCCTGTTGCAGAACAGCTTGCGTGATATTTCCGCCAAGGCCCGAGACATCCACATCGTAAAAAGTAACGAAGTCGTTAGTGACACAACCATGCGCAGTGTCAGTTACCGTGATTATCGAGGAGGGGGTGACTGTGTTGGCTGCAAAAGTTATATCCCCCGCAGCAGTAGTGCTTCTAATGGGAGTAATATCATTATAAATACCGCCACTCTCTACATAAAATTTTAGGTTTGTACCTATGCCTAATAAATTGTAGTTATTTAAGGTAACCCAATTCCATAACGACCTAGCTACGCCCAAAAAAGAGGTATAAGTTAAAGCCGTCCATCCCCCTATTTTTTGAGGAAAACCGAATCTGAAGCGTATCTTATCTCCGTCAAACCAGCCCCCCTCCCCTGAAAGAGTAGTTATTTCTTTCACTATTCCGGGTTTAAACTTAAGTTTCTGTAAAGGCATACTAACTCCTGCTAAAGCGGAGGCTCATCTGGCCAGTTTACCTCCCAAGGAAACCCGGCTTGTTGAGGGATGTTAAGCAATTCCTCACGATATATCAGCCATAAACGTCGATTATCCTCGGTTATTGTAGACCAACGCACAGCCGGAATACTATCTATTTTTGCCAACTTAGCATTCCGTTCATTACGGATCCTGTGTTCCTGCGCGTCATTCTTTATTTTTATTTCTTCTTTTGTCTCTTCTCTGACCCACCAAGATTGAACCCATTTTCCATTATCAAAAAAAGGAAGACCTTCTTGACAGACATGTCCTTCTGGGATGTCAGGTTGAGGAGCAGGTTCTACTTTAAATACACCATAGCTATTTAATAACTTTTCTGACGGGTTGTAAGGAAAAGATATTGTGGGGTGATCTTTAACAAGTTGCGTAACTGTATACACTGGATTTTGTATAACATCATCTATAACGCGTATGTACATTTAGCCCTCCAATTGAGACTGAATAACCTCTAGCATTATTTGAGCTTTTCTTTGTTCATATAAATGCCCTTCCAATAAAGATGTAAGCTGTTCTTTAAATGGGCGTAAATATTTGTCTTCGCCAATTCTCTCAATAGCTAATCTAAAGTTGTCTATGTTTATTTGATATTCATCGACTTCTTTAACACGCGCTTGCAGAGAAGAAGTAAGTACTTGTTTTTTAAATTCTGCATCCATCGTAGTCCCCTTATATTTTATTTATTTTAAAAAGTAATAGATATTGAATGTGCCGACCGTATAACGGAACTATTTATTAGCTCAGTTGGAGAATTATACTTCTGCCCCCACCCTGTAATGTCATTAAAATCAAACCCATATACTCCGGCAGAAGTCAAATTAGTAGTAGAGCTAGTAAATAGTAAGACACTATTGTCTTCGCTAATTGCCATTCCTGATATAAAAAACGAATTTGACCCCGCGCCATAGTTTTTAGGCATATTTACAGCGTCAGAATACGGACTACTTAATGTGAAATTATTTTCAGTGTACGGATACGCATACATAGCGTAGGTGCTAGATGCAGATGAAGAGTTCTTTCCTATAAACACTACATTATTTGACCCAGCTACTGCATCAGTTGCCTCATTTGTATAAATCAATGTATCTGGAGAAGGGGAAACAAAACCACTTCCGTTTGAGTCAAACTCAATTGCTCTATTACTGTAAGAAGATAAGTAGTCCTCTCCCAAAGTAAGCAATGTGTCCCCGGAAGGCGTGAAATAAGTACCCCATATTTGATAAAAGTTATTAGGGTAAGTGGGGTTAGTCATTATCGTTCCAAAACCCGTAGAATAATTCCATGGGTATACATATATTCTAGGGGAACTAATCGAGCCTTGCGTTTCAGAAGAAACAATTACCGCATTACCACTTGGGTGAACCTGAAGGGCACTCCCCCCTGTTGGCAATGTAGATGGGTTACTGTACTTTGCTCCAAACCCGGAAGAATTGTTCCATTCATACGCATGTATATAGGGAGAATCATATGACCCTATAAAAAGGACATCATCTGAAGGGGAAAACGTGACATTTCTTAAATAGCCAGTTGGGGCAGTGGCTGGGGCAGAAAACTGAGAACCTAAAACACCATTGATATTGTCCCATTCCCATACCTCTACTAAATCTTTTGTTACAAAAGCTAATGCGGTTTTTGCATTATTAAATGCAACCCCTGTTTCATATATATAATTTACGTATGGGTAGCTTAAATCATATCGTAAGCTTCCAAAACCGGATTCTCTAAGCCATGGATAAATATATAACTTAGTATTGCTATTGTCGTTACCTGAAATAGCTACATATCCTTGAATAACGGGAGCAGTGGCGGCAGCGAAATTAAATAACATAATGTTCCCTTACCAAGACAATGCTAGATCAAGGCATAGTTGAGTACTTTGAAAAGTAGAGGGGTCATTATATTTTGCCCCCCATCCCGAAGTATTATCCCAACCAAAGGCGTACATCTTTGGAACCTGAAGGTTAGCCGCTCCACAGACCGAAAAAAAGATAGTTGAGTCATCTGGATCTATAGCTAATCTATAGAATGGCTGGGGAGTAAAGTTGTACCACTTCTGCTGAGAAATAGTTGGCATACCTACCGCAGAGGAAAAAGGCGTACCCAAGGAAAAAGGCGAATCTGTATAGCTAAAAGCCTCAACTAGTTTTTCAGAGCCATACGAGTAATAGTTGTAGTTGCCAAAAAATATTACATCCCCCGCATTATTAGAGATAGCTCTTTGCTTTGCTTCACATCCGGAAGGAGAAAGTATTGGGTAATTTGAAGAGCTAAATCCACCGCCGTTTGCATAAAAATCAAAAGATCTAGCATTATCTCCAGTGCCTAATGTCAAAAGGCTTTCTCCTGATGGAGTGAACATCAGACCAAATATGTTGTCATAAATAGCAGTAGCCGCAACTGGATTACTATATGCTGTGCCAAACCCAGTAGCGGTACTCCATGGATACGCCTTAAATAAAGGAGTGTTAGTAGCCGTACCACTTTGGGTAGTTATCGCAACACAGTTACCACTAGGATGAACTTGTAGATTTAATTGTCTATTAAACCCCACAGATGCATAGTTTTGATAAATATTAGGTAAGGAAGATGGGTCACTATACTTTGTACCAAACCCCGTTGTATTCGACCATTGATACGCAAGGATAAAGGGGGCACTCATGGATGATAGGAACACAGTATCATCGGAAGGGGAAAATTCAATTTGAGTTATACCGTAAGTACTATTAGGCCATGTAGATGGGCTTGAAAACCTAGTCCCTAATGCTCCAGTAACATTATCCCAAGGATAAGCGCAAAACACATTTGAAGCATAGCTATGTTGAGTTAGCCAATCACCTGACCCGACAGCTAATACATTTTTTGCGGTATTAAATTTAACTGAGGAAATAGCATTTCCACTAAGGGTAGTAGGCGGCAAATTTGGAACCCCAAACCCCACCCCTGAGTGCCAAGGATATATAGCTAATCTAGGCGTAGTAGGCGTATATATGTCACTAGGGGAAGCCGTTACGCGTTGAGCAACTGCGACATATTTATCGGTAGTAGCGGAAGAAGCACCAAGTAGGGAGGATAAGAGCATCAAGCATCTCCCACCCGTGCCCCGTAAATAGTAGAGGCCACCTTCCACAGCACAATAGGCGTGTACCCTGTAGTCAAAAGTGCTGGAGCGCTACCCCCTCCTGACTTCCATGCGATTGATAAAGATGCCCAATCAACAGTGTAATTAGTTCCGTCATCAATCATAATCATGATTGATTGACCAGATGCCCATGTTCCAGCAGTAGGGGTGGAGTTTCCAGATAAGGTCCATGTTTGTATTGAACCATTTGTCGGAGACAATGCTGGAGTAGTGCCACTTATCGCATACACCTGCTCCGTGTATCCACCGTTCAAAGTGGCGGCATCAATAGTAGGTGTATCAAGAACGGAACCAGAAGCATCGAATGTTCCTGATAGAACTGCACCGGAAGAAGATACCGTTCCACTTAATGTCACCCCATCCAATTCGGCATTGGATAAGGTAGGAGAAATTAAATGATCTACAGATATTTTTATATCCGTACCATCGGAATACATAGGAATGGTTTTCCCTGCTGGGACTAAAACATAAGTTCCTGCTGGAACAACACTCCCGGGAGAATCCGAACAATATATTCGGACACCGTAGCTAAGATTGGAATTCTTTATTATGTATGTTTTTGGGACAGGTGGAACAAACACTTGATATTCCCCTGTATAAGTAGTATCAAGATCAAGTACTGCATTACGTGCTTGATCTGCTCCACCATCAGACCGCGTTAAAGCTTGCTTGTCCGCAACGGTAGTAACCGCTTCCCACCCCGTTATAGCCTGTTCAATCAATGTCCCTAGGTTGGAGTTTGTAGTACTCCCCCATGTCCCCGGCTGTTCTCCATTACCGATTAGCTCAATACGCAAATTAGTTGAATATGTTGACATGGTCTTTCCTTATTAAGCCAGCATGGTTTCAGCGTGGGTCTTGGCTTCAGCCACGCGGCGTAGCCACCCTTTACCGAAGGTCGCAAACGTAGGCAGACTGCGGTAAAACGCTTCCTTTTCTGCACTGAATTTTGCCACTAATTCGCTCTGATTGGCAGCTTTTAATGCCGCCATGGTCTTGGGGCCAATCGCCCCATCCGGGGTTGTGCCAATCGCTTTCTGCATGGTCTTGATCGCGCGCCCCGGCCCAGCGTTGACCGCAAAGTCAAACATCAGGTAGTCCAGACCATCCGGCATCTCGTCAGCCCTGACCGCATCCCAGTACTTCTTCTTGTACATCGGAGCCACCACCTCGGGAGTCAGCGCCCGCATTGCCTTTTCATCAACAACATGCCCTACCCACGCCTCCCAGACTTTTTTGGTCACGCCCAGATTGGTCATGCCGCCGGGGTCTTTTGGGTGGTTTACGAAGCCCCCCTCGTGTTTCAGGATGGCTTTCAAGGCATCGTCGAAGTTCTCTTTCATTTCTTCGCCCGTATATCAATGATCTTCTCAAGCGTTCTGCCGCCAAAGTAAAACGACATGACCAACATGCCCCACTGCCCCAGCAGTTCTACGAAGGAGTCGGCAATGTCCAGCGAAGACGCGTCGATCAGCGCCAGCGCAAGGTAAGCCACCAGAATGTAAATCAGGGTCAGGGGTCGGATGTTTTTCGACAACCAGCTATCACTACCCATGTCGGACTTCAGACGCTCGGTCAGGTTGTTCTGCTCGGTCTTGTACAAGTCCGTCTCATTTGCCATCTTGGCAAGCTCACCATCCTGCGCCATCTTGGCGAGTTCCAGTTGCGCCTTGGCCTTCTGCTCCGGGTCAGGAATCAGTTTGTCGATCAGTTTGCCGCCGATACCCAGCAGCGCGTCAAGTCCTAGCATGTCAACCTCCTTGTTGAAACATCCATCTCATAAAGTAACCAAAGCCAGCAATCAGTGCAAATATCACAACCATTGCCAGTACACTCTGCACCGTCTCGATCTGCTTGGCTCTAGCCCGTCTTTTCTTCATGGCTTCGGCCTTCTCGTGCAACCGCCTCTCGGTCTCTGCACGGCGCTTGGCTTCCACCTTGGCTTCTCTTTCTGAGCGCAGCTTGTCCATCCGTGCCCAGAACTCTTCCCACATCCCGGCTTCTTGGAAGTGGTAGATGAATATATGCTTGATGTCGGCGTAGTATTGTTTAATCTGGCGGTCTATTGCCATCAACTCCATCACGTACTCGGCATCTGACATATGGTCTGCCACTGTCTCGCCCCGCTCAACCGCTTCTTCCTGTGCTGCCCTTGCCTCTTCTAAATGCGCTCGGTGTGTTTCGTACTTTCCTGCGGCTGAGAAAAACTTGGTAACGCCCGACATGGAATCGGCCAGCGTCTTGCCTGACTCGACCGCACCATTGATCTCGTCAAAAGCTTCTTTTGCTAATGCTGCGGCTTCTTTAACGCCTGTAACAACCGCTTTGACACCAGCTATAGCTAGACCGATGGTCACCGGATCAATCATAATTTTTACCTAAACGGGGGGCCACCTACCCATAAAACCAACGACCGACGCACGCCTTTTGTTACAGGGGCAACGCGGTGTAGCGTATAGGACGGGAAAAACCAAGCCCGACCTTTCTTACATTCAAGCGTCTGTGCCGTATCATCGCTCGTCTTTACCTGAAATTCACCCCCCTCAAACTCTGACGGGTCAGACAGCAGCATTGCCATGGATAGCTTCCTTGGGACATTATTGTCTGTTGGAGAAGAGTCTATGTGCCAGTTATAGTGCCCTTGCTGACTTCCGGTATACACCCCCAACTGCATTGGTTCATGGAACCCCGTAATATCAAAATGAAAATACCGCCTATTAACTTCCGCTACGGCAACTGCAAGCTTGTTCCAAATATGCTGGAGTTCAGGCTTTGCCCCAAGCCAAGCCAATTTAGTCTCGCGTATTGTTGAATCCGTTATAGAAACATCACTAGCACCGCCAACACACCCAACCTCTAAATTCAACCACTCCGGCTGGGCAAGTATGAGGTTAATATCTTCGGGTGACAAAAACTCTTCCCAATAAGCAAGGTGGTCTTTGCCGGGTATATCTCTTGGCGGTATTGGGTATATCACTTCGACTCCATAAGCGCTGTCCGGTTCTTCCTGTATGAGTACTCGATTCTTACTTTATTGTCACCAACTTCAGCAGCGAAAGGACCGTTTTTCCGTACAAAATGCAAGAATACTTGCCCTGAGTAATACCCGTCCGGGCCATCGCATTTATCTCGCCAATGCTCCACATCGCAGCCGGGGTAAATTACCCCATCACCTTCTGCTAAATCAAACCGTTGCCCACCCATGTAAATAGGCCACGCATAATGGTGAGACCGCCCCAACTGTATTGTCACGCTAACTTCACATGCTTCTCTATCCGTGTGTTTTTCCAACACATTATCATTCCCGTAGAGCCTTGCGTAAGCGTATGTTGGGATTAACTCCTCGCCCACTACTTTTTCTATGACGGGCCATAACCGTTCGTGCAGTGTTTCAAACATGACCTCATGCTCCATAGCCGCTAAAGCATTCGGCACTTGGCAGTCCTCGTGTTTATGCAAGTCTCCCTGCCGCATAAGGACATGCGTAAAAAACTGGCAAAACTCTAATGGCACAACATTTTTTAGTTTATATACGGGTGCCATAGTTAGCTAACTCCAAGCTGCTGCAAGGCCACGTTAAACGGTATAGTCAAATAAACTTGAACCACCCACCGATCTTCGCAAGCACCGTTAGCGACGACCGCATGAGGCACTCCTGTATTTAACACCCATATATCCCCTGACGCTGCTTTAAAACTTTCCGTAGGTGTAAGCAAGCTCTCATCAAATGCAATATATGTATCTATGTTACTAAGTTCGGGGTCTTCTAAAGGGACAGCCTCACCATCGTAAAATACTGTCTCTGCGTCCGACGCTTGTAGATATAAATTAATTACACACAGATCATATTTGTGTACATGGGGCGTAATAGGGCCGATATGCGAAACAAAAATGCTTTTGTCCGTAACAGTAATATGCGGCGGAAAAATACTTAGAATTTTCTCTCTGTCTGCACGAGTAACATAATGCCGCAGCACTCTTCCTCTGGCTTTAGACCCCTCTGCCGCAATAATGCGCGTGGTGCGGGGCAGTCCGTACATAAACTCAGGTACGGAGAAGTTGAGCTTTTTTGCGTACTTCATCTGACGATAAACCCATAAGCGTCATTGGTTGCGAATACAAGAACGTCGTCGTTTTTTACAAGTATTTGTTTTGGCCCGCTAATTAAATGCTCATTTATTGAAACACCCCCAGCCGCAAGAAAAAACTGTGTTCCTTTTGTCATTAGTTTACTGTTACCAGCTTTGATGACTACAGGTTCCAAGTAATCTTTAAGTGGAAGTTTGTCCGTATTAATAAACGGGCTGTAACAAACAATCTCCGCATCTTCTGGAAGTGTGATTCTCCACGACCCAATCGGAACAGGATTGTCAATAGTGTTATCTCCGGGGCTTCGGGTTATAGTCTCGCCGGTAACAGTATTAACAAGTACATCCACCCCCTTCGTGTGCATATTGACGTAGCTGAAATTTAACCCTACTTCGTAAACATTTTTTACTATGGGTTCGCCTGTAATCTCTTCCCCCTTCTTCACTTTTACTATCGTAGCTACAAGACCAAAAGATCGGTGTAATGTGGCTTCCATATCACACCTCTTGTATAGTGTCAGAAGCATCAGGTACTTCGGATGGTGTCGGCAATAAATCCGCTACAGCGTAGGAACGAAACTGTCCCACTAAATTTTTTATTTGTGCGGTACGAACAGGGTCTTCGCTAAACGCTTCTTCGCGGGCTTGTTGTTCAGCGTGGTACATACCCGCAACGGCAATTCGCTTCTTTATTTCATCAAGGTCTGATACATCGGGCCACATGTTTAATGGCTGGAAAGCGTAAGCAGGGTAATCTTCTGGATTTTGCGAAGCTGTTTTATCCGATGCAAAAGAAACCACCAATGACTTTGATGACTCTTCGTACGAATGAATTTTCATGTATAACGTATTCATGCTACCCCACCTTGTCGTGTCCCAGTTACAGGCCAAGTTACAAACGGATTACCAACAATATAGTTGCCTGTCGCGCCACCAGCAGCACCTGCGTAACTAGAAGGAGTCCCCGCTGCACCAGCAGCACCTCGTCCACCCCCGGAACCTCCCAGTCCTCCGCCTGAAGGTCCACCTGCCCCACCTGTGGAAGATGAACCGTCACTACCGGGGCTACCCGAGCCACTTGCTCCGGATCCACCTAGCCCTTTAGTGCCCCCGTTGTAGCCCGCACCGCCGCCACCACCCCCGCCGCCATAAAAATAAACAACAGTATACGGACCGCCATTTTTTGGTGGTCGTGGGACTGTTACGGGTTGCACCCTACCCCCACCACCACCACCCCCACCACCGCCAGAAGCCACAGTGCCGTTATTGGTTATGACTGTTGGGCGGTTAACATATATAGCATTTGCTCCAGTTGATCCAACAACAGCGGCCCCAAAAGGAGGTATCGGAGACCCACCGCCGTTACCACCATTGCCGCCCTTGCCCTGAATTACGCCGTTATTAATAATGGTAACTGTATCCCCCGCATTAAACGCAGAAGGCACCAACATGGCGTAGGTAGGTGTTGCAGTGCTGCCCACCGTTACCCCGGGGTTTACTGTCACCGTAATATCTGAACTACCAGCTATATACGCAGGGCTTGGTGTTGCTTGGGTATAAACGTCGTAATTATAAGTATCAGAGGATATAGTGAGCGCAATTTGTGGCCGGTTTGATGCCCCATAAAAGTCCCCAACCGCAATTTGCCCAGATGTTGGGATGGCTGCGTTAGTTGGCGTATTCGGAACAAGACCACCACTTCGATAGTACTCGGTCAATGAGTGCGGGGTTGTACCACCAAATTCTGTGGCTATCTCATCTACAGATAACGAAGGGCCGGGACCGGGTAGCGCCATAATTACACCGTACCATATGCAGTCAAGTTAGCTAATACTGTCCAGTTACCGCTCGAATCAAGTTTAGCTATATTTGTCGCGCCGTGCTTAAAATACAAAACGCCACCAGACTCTTCAATACTAAAATTAGTAGTCGCAAGTGACCCAGAGGAGCCTGTCGTATTTTGATTCAATGTGGGGAACGTACAATTTGTCAAAGTGCCGGAGGAAGGGGTTCCCAGCGCAGGAGTAACTAATGTCGGACTATCAGATAAAACAACCGCGCCCGTACCTGTCGAAGACGTTACCCCCGTGCCACCATTTACTACCGGCAGTGTGCCGTCAACGTGAGTAGCTAAACCAATTTTTCCCCAGCTAGGGGCCGCGCTCACACCACCTGAAATTAACGCGTTGCCTACTGCTATATCCGACAACTTTGCCAGCGTAGTTCCAGTATCAGCGTACAGAATATCCCCCACTGTATATGCCGTCTGACCGGTGCCCCCGTAATTTGCAGCAATAGTTGTAGCGTTCCACGTACCGACAGTAAGGGTATCCACCCCAGTAACATTAGGGTATGAGCCAGATAACCGCCCAGCGGGCAGCACCCCGGTAGTGATGTTAGCCGCATCGGTCGTATCCGTTGTTGCAGATGCAGCTAAACCTGAAACCGCAGCGGAAGTAATTGATATGGGTGTGTCAACCGCACTAGTAAGCTGGCCTTGTGCGTTGACTGTGAAGGTACCAACAGAAGAAGCCGTGCCGTAGGACGCAGCCGTTACCGCTGTGTTGGCTATACTGAAAGTCGTGTTGGTTAAATCTAGCCCGGTGCCCGCTGAATAAACCTGCGCTGAAGTAAATTGGGCAAACGTAATAGCTGTCGTGCCAAACGTGATCGTACCTACCGTCGTACAGATGTACCCCTCGCCCGCACCCGTATTACCTGCGGTAACATAGAAAGCATCACCCTGACCTAACGAATTAGGGCTGTACGGGGAGTAAGTGTCTGCGTCTGTGGCACGGGTCAACACCCAGTTCGTGCTTGGGCTACCTGCATTGGTTACGGTATAAACGCCGTTCTCAAACTGATTAGTCTGGTTGTAAATCAGAACCCGCTCACCACCAGATAACGTCACACCGTCAATAACCAGCGTTGCCTGAGTACCCGCATTAGTCAGCGTAGCCCCAACCCCAGCAGTGCCGTTGTTGTAAGTGGCATTCAAGTTTCCCGCAGTATTGGGCGACTCTACGTAGACAGGGGTGTGGTAATGGATACCGGCTGCTGCAATCGCATCAACGTAGGACTTATTGGCTATGTCGGTGCCGCCTGTTGGCGTTGTTGCTACCGTGCCCGCAGTTATGGTGGCTGTTGCGACGTTCAGTGTGTTGAAGGTATTCTGAACAGGGTAAGACCCAGCGGAGTCTAAATATATCGCCCGCTCGGACGGGTAGGTACAAAATACGTTTTTAGTTCCAACGCCAAAACTAACAAGCGCCGCGCCACTACTTGACGATAAAACTGTGTCCCGTGAAAGCGTTGTACCTGACGCTGTGTACGTACCAATACCAACTTCCCAATCTCCTGCCGCTGTATCGGCTATTGCGTAGTATGTTGTATTCCCGTCACCAATAGCAGCAAAAGACTGAAACCCACTAACCGCCCCGGCAAGTGTTACGGTACCTGTACCTGTTGTACTCGTCGTTTCCTGAACTCTATCTTTTACTATGAGCGCCATGTTTAATCCTGCGTATCTATGTTTTGCCATGACGCAGTTTGCGCGTCATTTATGGTAGTCCAACCGGAAGTCTGATTGCTGTTTATTGCGGCCCAGTTTCCATCTTGCTCGTCGTTGATCAACTCCCAAAGATATTCAGCAGGAATCGTATCCGCTGCAATCGCGTTATTCAATACGGAGGAATAAAGAATTGCTGTAGTCGGTACAATACTGCCAGCATCTACGAACTCGCCCATAACAATGTTAAACACAGACGGCTCTACCGCATTAGTGTCCAGTCCTTGTACGGCTTCAGAAATAACCACTGTTGCATTAAATAGCGCAGATACTGAATCCGCGCCGCTACCATCTTCACTTATAGCTGTAGAAAATACCGCAGAGACTACTGGGGCAGAGTCGCTACCCGCAGAAGCTTCTGTATTGCCCCCAACAAAACTGCTTAACGCGCTGACGGTGTCCTCCACCGCCCCAGCCTCTTCTGTAAAAGCCTCAATAGGTGGGACAAACGCTCGTATCGTGGCGAACGGTACTGTGGAGTATGGAGTACCCGCAAACACGTTTTAAGAGCCGGTAAGGCTAAACGTATATGTCACGTTAAGAACGTCCCCAGCAGTCACAGTCCTATCACCGGGAGATTGGAAGTTCGACTCTGAAAACAAAACACCACTAGTCCCACTTGAAACCGAGCACATAAAAGCACCAGCAACAACCCCACCTGCTCCAGTAATAGTGAACGACGCTGGGGATGAATTGCTAATTACAGATGGGTTAGCTGTAGTCGCAGTTCCAAACGTAAGCGCTTTACGTGCGCCGGAATAATCCGTAAATTCTGTCCACGATTTAGCTGCTAGTGTGTCCCCACCAGAATACGTAAGGGCCACTCCGGGGCCAGTAATCAGGCCAAGATACCAAGCCGCCGTATAAGCCGCACCTTTAAGGTACTGCGTGTTCATATCTTGCAGACCCTCGTTGACCACAAGGTTATGCTCAGAGGTTTCCCATTTGAGGTTGCCGTCTTTGTCAAAGCACTGGACATGAAAAACGCCCCCCGCCCTTGCGGCTTCTGGGGCATTAGTGTTAGCCACCATCCCTGCGCTCACGTTATCCGCTGCTGTTGATTTTGCAATAAGCATAACTACCTCTCAAGACAATTTAATTAAAGCAAATGTTGGATTATCTGCGGGCAGATCCAACATAAATGTTTCATTCACAGCAGTTTGATTTGTCCCAAAATCCAAAACAAACATTGATTTATTACTTTTACTACTGTTGTATATCAACGCCCCTCTCGCCGTAAACGATGCTCCTGCCCACGTTGGGTTGTCAAAATCTACATACGCTATACCATCTCCACTATTTACCGTCACATTGGTAAGTGCGATACCGCCCGCGGTATAGCCCGATCCACTTATCTCCCCCGCCGTCGTATATGCCGTAGTATCAGGCCCCAACACCGCTGAACTTGTATATAGCGCTATTTTTAAAATATCTGTGTCCAAGTCGTGCTCCCCAAGCAAAACTTGACGCTTAAAACTAGTTGTCCATGTCTGTGTTATTGCCATTATTTCACCGGATATTTGACCTGCCCGTCACGATACATATCGCCACGCTGTTTACCATCTGCCAGCGCTTTGTACAAGGCAATAGCTTCTTTGTACTTGGCATCATAAAGCTGGAGCAAGTCTGGTTCGCCCTTCATGAACGTATATGCCTCCATTAAAACACCATAGAAGAGTACCGTATCAAAATTATCCCCTAACCATGTTCTGCCATCTGCGGCATCTACTATTGATTCTGGATAATAGTTATAGTGCAACTCTACCGTATACGCACTGTTCGGAGTAGGACCAAGAATAAAACTTAACTCATCCGTGATTGTGCCTGTAACTACCGTGGGGCCAAACAAGGCATAGTATTTTGGTACGCCCGTTCCACTCGCCGATGGATATACTTCATGAATAAAGTTAACGTCTTTATCTAATAAATAAGTGTAGTCCCCGTCTTTGATTATCGCAATGGAATACACCGATAAAAAATCAGTGGGGCAAGATAAATACTTGTTACCAGAAGTCAGCGTACCCGTGACGTTTTTACGCAAATTAGCCGGTTGGGCATAGTTGTATATTCTTTGCTCTGCTTGTTTTGTGAAAGTAGCATACTCCGTCGCAGTAAACTCATTCTGCGTATAGTCTGCAACCGCCTCTTTTAGTTCCGTATAATTCATGTGATCGTCACAGTCACTGATGAAATTGATCCACTTGCAGTTAACGGTTTTGCTACTGGAGCTGGCTGCATACCTACCGAAGCAAACGTCGAATCCCCGCCGTACCCCAATGAAACTAGAACCGTTTGCACCCCGTCTGGCCTAGGGTTGTAAACTGCAATTGGCTCATTTATACCGCGTTTAGGCTCTAGTTGTGGATGCTTCGGCTCGTAGCATTCCTGACAAACCTTAAAGCCCGTCCATTCCTTTTTTAACTCTTTCAAAAAATACTGCTGCCCACATCTATCGCATATGGCTTGCGTGTATTTTCCATCCGCATAGCCCGCCATATTAATACCCCAAGTCAGGCGTTAAATACACACTCGCAATATCTCTATCTTCCTGTGCTGCTCGTGCAAACTCCTCTTCATACAACTGCTTCAGCATCACTGTGCGTTCAGGAGCCTTTTTAAGAGAAAGGTGATAAGCAAGACCTGCTGCTAGGCACGGTAAAAACCGGAAAACCACATCTGACGTATTTGTGTAGGCCCCAACATCCTCAATACGGCGAACAGCGTAATACCTGAAAATATATGACTCTGTATTGTCGGGGGCAGGGTAGACAAACAATTTTGGCGAAGAGGTACGCTGCACATAGTATTGTGCAGGACGCGCTTCTGTATTCTTGTCCGGAAGATGCAGGTATTCGTTCTGGCTAATACGGTCAATCGTAATATCTTGCTGCGTCTGGCCAGAACCTGTTCGGATAACCGCAGAAAGGACATTCACCGTATCGGCAGGGAGCGTGTATTCAGCTTGCCCATACACCATCGTCACTTGACGTTGTTCTATAGTCCACAGGTTGAGTCCCCGATTGGCCCACTCAAGGAACAACAGATTTAAAGACCGTCGAGCAGTCTTCATGTCGTAGCCGTCTCGATTTTCAAGACCGCAACGCTCATATGCCTCTTCAATTAGGTCATCAAATTCTAAATTGAAGGTTGTTGTCCCAGAGGTTGCCATTTAGCACCTTTTACCTTTTTTTGCCATGCCACCAGAAGCGTATCGTTTGCCTTTTGATTTGGCAAAGGTCTCTTCATTAAGACCTGATTTTCCCTTGTGCTTCATACTTGGAGGGTTGCCCGGCCCAATCATTTTACCGATATCGGGATCTCGTCTATCCGTTGCTACTGCTCTTCCAACTCGAGCAACGCCGCCATCTCTAAATTTCATGCCCTTACTAGCACCACTAAATTCCTTTGCAACCTTGACCGGGATACCTACCTTTTTTGCAAACGCCGGATTATGCGCCGCTGCGTCCATTAATTTCTTTTGTTTGGCGCTTTTAGCTGGCATTCCTTACCTCCATTAAACGGTCAAGTTTTGCGTCCAAACGGTCCAACCGATCCAAAACACGATTAATATCTGCGTGAACTTCAGGTTTTGTTACATATTCCTTGGCGATTTCTTCCCGCGTACGATTCAACAATATCTGAATACGCTGTAGTTCTTCCGATTTTTCCCGGATTATCCATGCAAATAAAGCAAGCAAGCAGGATAAAAGCGAGTTCCACAGGATCATTTCCATTTAACACTTCCATCGTTTCCGGGCCTGTCGCAATCGGCTATCTGGATCAGCCGCTGCTTTAGGGAATTTTTTCATCTGCCCTTCACTGCGGGCGCAATACGACTTACGACGCTCTGCACGTTTCCCCGTGGGATTGTCCTCAGTGACGGCAGTTTGAAGCTTACTGCCGGGATTAGCCCGGCGGTAAGCTTTTACTCCTGCTTTTGTCATGCCCGCCCCGGCCTTTGTCGGGCGAAAATTACCCGACTTGACCGAGGTGGCTATTGGCTTTTCCTTACGGGAAGGCATTGTTTAGCAAATACGACACTTTTTGCCACGTGCTGCACCATTGCCACGGCACTCCACCATACCGCCTTTGGCGTAGCCCACCGTGCCGCCACCCATCTTTTTCATAGGCATTGAATCCATGCTATACATGTCATCGCCCGCCATGCCTTTTTTACTGGACTTGGCCATCGACATGCCCTTATCCATCGACATGCCCGATTTCTTACGTTTTTTGTTCATCTTCATCATCATGATCCGGCTCCTTATGCCCAGAAGAATGTAGCGGAAATAACAGTGGTTAGGACTGCATATGCCCCATTTTTAAACAAAATACCATCCTCAGGAAGCGGCATATAAATAGCGCTACTCCCCGCAGGAACATCTATTTTGTAAAGGGTGGCACCACCACTTCCATCCGTGATTTCCACCGCTCCTACCCCTGTATCAGGGGAAACATATACCCCTTTTACGCGAGTGCGGCCCGTGAAAATAGCCCCATTCCCATCTAAATAGGTACTCTGTACATCGCTCATGTAACCCATGGCGACCCCCTAATTAAGAATCAGAAATAGCGGCAAGAGTGTCGCAACGAAGCCAGTCAGTGCCATCATAGAAGGCAAGTACGGGCGAACCCGCAGCACCATCTGCGAAATACGCGACAGAGCCTACTTTTGCGACAGGAGCAGTTGCTACGGTGAATGCGCCCAGCAATACTGGGCCGGAAAACGAGGTTTGAGCCATTTTGTCCTCACATGCGAGTTAGGGGCATATCTGTCTGCATGTCGTCAGCCGGGGCTGTCAGATATGCCGGAAAAGTCCCGGAATAAGCCAAATATACACTATTGACAGTAAAAGAAAAGGGGCCCGTAGGCCCCTTTTCTCGTTTTCCCCATTAGGCTGGGGTATAGCCTTCCGAACCCCAAATTGCACGGGGGTCTGACCAGCCGAACGAATAACGCTCACGGGCCTTGTAACGAACGTTGCCGGTATCAAAGTCGCCTTCAAAGGCGGTCTTGATCGCGGAACGCTGGAACATCTTCATGCCGTTTGGCGCGTCGGTCATCAGGAACCATGCGTCAGGATCGGTCAAGAAGTGGTTCACGAAGTAACCTTCGGGGACCATGCCCATCGACTTGATGGCGTTGATGTCGTTATCTGCCGTTTCGGTACGCAGGGTCGATTTCATCAGGCGCTCTGCGGTAAATTGCAGTTCCTTAGGAATGATCATGCGGCGAACAGTCAGAGCGACCTTCAGGCCACGTTCGTCGGTGAAACCAGCGACATCGATAATGCCCTGTTCCAGCGAAGTTTCGTTCAGGTCAGCTGCCGTTGTAGGCACGTTGCTAAACGATGGGCCAAGAGCGGTTGGGTGTGCGCTGTTGCACAGCGACACGCCGTCACCACCATTGTAAGGGCCAGTAGTGTTGAACGCGTTGTTCAGCACAGAAGCCGCTTTAACTTGCTTGGTGTAGGACATTGAACGAGCCAGAGCCTTGGTGTAACGACCTGCCAGACGGTCATAGAGGTTGTCCTCGATGGCCTCTTCGGTCAGGGCAAACGCCAGAGCGATGGTTTCGTGAGTGTAACGAGCAGTGAACGATTCCTGTGCGGAGTCGTAGTTCACGCCAGCGCCTTCATTCTTCGTTGGTGCTTCGTCGAAGCCGGTCAGCATGACCTCTTCTTCAAATGCACGGTCAGAAGATTCAACAGAGAAGATTGCAGTGTGCTCGTTTTCGTAGCGGTTGTACTCCATGCCGAACAGAGCGTTCAGGCCGGGCTCCAGCTCTTTAACGAGTTGCGAACGAGAAATAGCCATGACTTAGCTCCTATTACGGTGCAGTATTAGCAACGCCAGCGCTGCCATACATGTGTGCGTTAATCTTCACAATAACATCGACATTATTCTGGCCGAGGGTATTGTTCGGTGCGGTGTAATTACCCACAATCTTCAGCACTAGACCGGCAGTATTGGCAATGCTGGACGAATCCAACTCAGTGCCAGAAACACCAGTGACAGTGCTACCTGCCGTGTAGGCGATAGCGGCATTCAGGCCAATATCAGCTTGAACAACATCTTCGTCTGCTTGGATCAGGAACAATTGATTAGGATCGTCGATTACATCTGCCGTGATTTGGCCAGTTGTGATATTGACGGAACCGGGGTAATAGTTACTCCAAGTGGGCTTGCCCGACGTTGGGTCAATATAGTTGCAACCATTAAACACACCAACAGCTACGGTGTGCAAGGTTGCATCAAATTTGACAATGTAACCACCAGAAAGGGTGACGAGGTCGCCCTGATAGATAGCGCCAGATTGGTTGTCCGCAATGTTGTAACCATACTGCTTCTGTGCACCAGTAGCAGAAAGGTTACCCATAGGGCGCAGACCAAAGGCTTTATCGACGTTTGCCATTTGAATCTCCTAAAGGGTTATGAAGCCTATCGGCTTCCAAAAGTAGTGCGAGAGCTCCGTTCGGGGCTCTGGATACGCATAGTCGAATGCGCGTTTTCACGCATCAACTCGTTGTCTACCGCTTGGATTTGTTCTTTAGCCTTTCGGTTGTAGTGAGCATTACGTTCGGCAAGAGTCTCATTTGGAATACGCGCCAAAAGCAAGCCCCCGACAGAAATCACGCCCGCATGTTTACCATCTTCAATGGTAGGCAGCGTATCGCGATATTCTTCGGACAGTTCTTCATTACGGACCAGTTCATAGCCCTCACGAAGTCTGCCAAAGACGTGCTGTTTGTCATTAAATCCATTGATCTCTGCACGAATCCAGCGATGCTGAAAACCGGCAGGTGCTGGAGGGGCATCCAAACGTGAAGGAGGAGCCCAAGGCTTGCGACGCGCTTCCTTCTCACGAGTTGCACGAGGGGCACGGTCGATAGTAAGTTTTTCTTGGCTCATTTATTACTCCTTTACGTATTTGGCATATTCCTCGAGCGGAACACCCAATTTCTTTGCAATAGCAACTTGACTCGGTGATAACTTCACCGACCTGCGTGCACTATTTACCCCGGAACTACGGGAAGCAGGTGCAACGGCTGGCACGTTCGACCGTTGTCTGTTTGATTGAGCAGCCCGGAACTTGTTCGGAAACTCATTCCGGAGCCTGTTGTCTAATTCAGTATAGTACTCGTCCGAATCGGGGTCAATGCCCTCTTCCTCAATTAAAGTCTGATGAATACCCCATGCGGCGTACGTCATCGTCCTATCCTGCCCAAACCACTCGTTTCTAGCCGCCCACTCCTCTGCCCGAGGACTAGGCGCTGCTGGTTGCTGTGGCGCGGAAGGCTGATATACAGGCTGCTGTGGCTGAACCTGCTGTTGTACAGGTGCTGCTTGCGGCTCTGGACGGCTATCCTCCCATTGTTGCAGTTGGCGCTGCTCAAACGACAGTTGCATAAGCCGTTCTTGGGCTTCTGTTTCTGTGTCAATATCGCCTTCTTCCCGCGCCCGGCGAATAATAGCCTTCAACTGCATCTGCTGGGTCTCTACTCTGGACTTAGCCTCATACACACGGCTCTGATCCGTAGTAACCAACTTTTGTTCCAGCTCCTGCGCCTTGGCTTGGACATTTCTAGCGTAATCAATGGCTGCTTGCTCACGGCGCTCTGCCTCACGCATCTTTGCTGTCAATTTAGCAATACGCTTTTGTACGTTTTCGCTAATTTGATCCAACTCATGCTTTTCTGGCTCTGGCTTTTCAGTAGAAACCGGG